TGTTATTGTAGATGGTGCAGTAGCTTACGTATATCAGTATCGTGGAGAGATACAACAATATCAAGTAAACTTTGAACGATTCCAACAAGGCATAAAAAATATGCAAACACTTGTAATAAACAAATACGACTACATAAGATCTACATTAATGGGTGGTGCTACAACAACGTATAATCCTGTACTAAGAGTATCTTAAAATGCCAGATACATCAACATTACAACCAGCAGCTTTTAACTGTGAGGGTGGGCTAGTTTTAAACAGGTCCACCTTTCTTATGCAACCTGGTGAAGCTTTAGTTCTAGAAAACTTTGAGCCTGATGTTGAGGGTGGCTACAGACGTATAAACGGTTTTCGTAAGTTTGTTAATCAGATAGTGCCACAAACATCTAGCTCCACAGAAAAAGTTTTAATGACAGCTAGGTTTGCTAACAGAGTTGTTGCAGCTAGGGGTGAAAGAATATACAGTGCTGGCTCTACAGAGTTGTCACAAAAAATAGTATCAACAACCACTATGTCGGGATCAGGCACACTAAACGTAGACTCCACTGCAGGTTTTGCATCTAGCGGTACACTATTAATAAACAGTGAAGAGTTTACTTACACAGGTGTAACTAGCACAACCTTTACTGGTGTTACTAGATCTACATCAAGTACAACTGCAGCTAATCACGCAATAGATGATGCAGTATCAGAAAATTGGACGCAAAGAGATACAGGTAGAACCAGCGCAGACAAGTATGACTTTGAAAGGTTTAACTTTGATGGTAATGATAAGTTTATCTGTGTAGATGGTGCTAACGCTCCGGTTGTATTTAACTCATCTATGGCAGCAACAGATGTAAGTGAAAGCACTGTTGCTGGATCAAAGTTTGTAGCTGCATTTAGAAACCACATGTTTTATGCAGGTAAGTCCTCAACACCATCAACTCTAGTTTTTAGTGAGCCGTTTGATGAAGATGGTTTTAACTCAGGAGATGGCGCTGGTAGTATCAATGTAGATGATACGATAGTAGGACTAAAAGTTTTCCGTGATAACTTGTTTATATTCTGTGAGAATAGAATATTTAAACTGACAGGATCTGCTCTAGCTAACTTTGCTGTAGAACCTGTAACTAGAAACATAGGTTGTGTAAACGGTAACACTATCCAAGAGTTTGCAGGTGATTTAATTTTTCTTGGGCCTGATGGTTTACGAACTGTTGCTGGTACTGCTAGGATTGGTGACGTTGAACTAGGTACAATATCTAAGAACGTACAATCTTTGTTTGACGAGAACATAACAGACTCTAGCCTTTTTGAAAGTGTAGTTATACCAGACAAGACACAGTACAGAATATTTTTTACTAAAGACACAGTATCACAGAAAAGAACTAAAGGTGTTATATGTGTTATGAAGGGTGATGGTTTTGAGTTTGCTGAATCTTTAGGTATTAAGCCATCTTGTTCTGATACACATGTAGAGGCAGGAAATGTCATAGTTCTTCACGGCACATTTGATGGTTTTGTACAGCGACAAGAAAAAGGTAACAGCTTTGATGGCACAGCTATACTAGGCAGATATAGAAGCCCAGACTTAAACTTTGGAGATGTAGGTGTAAGAAAAACAATGCACAGAGTTATTCTTAACTACAAGCCTGAAGCTAACATCAGTGCAGATTTACTTTTAAGATACGACAACGATAGTGTGGGTGCATCAAGACCTGCAGCTTACAGTTTAACAACCGCTACGGTAGGAGCGCAGTATGGTACTGCTGTTTATAGTACCTCCTCTTCTACTACACAGTTTGTTTACGGTGGCGGTTCACAGCCTCTAGTTCGACAGCCTGTAGAAGGTTCAGGTTTTACTGTTGCACTAAAGGTAGATGATAGTGGTGAATCTCCACCATATTCACTAAAAGGATTTCAATTAGAATATCAAGTAGGAGCTAGACGCTAATGGGTGCTAATTACACAAGACAGTCAACTTATACAGAGGGTGACATAATCCAAGCATCAGACACGAATGACGAGTTTGATCAGCTTCTTGCCGCCTTTGCTGCTAGTACAGGACACACACACGATGGTACAACTGGAGAAGGTGGTCCTATTAGTACGCTGGCAGGGCATGGAATAACCTTTGGTGCTGGCACTGCTGGTACAGACATTGTAATTACTTTTGATGGTGAGACTAATGACGGTGTACTAAAATGGATGGAGGATGAGGACTACTTTGAGTTTTCTGATGATATACTGGTTGCTTCGTCAGAAAAGCTCCAGTTTCGTGATACTGCTCTTTATATTAACTCTAGTACTGATGGTCAGCTTGATATTGTTGCTGATACTTTGGTTCAAGTTGCCACTGCTGCATTTACTGTGGACGCAAGTGGAGACATTACTTTAGATGCAGGTGGAGCAGACGTTGTACTAAAAGATGATGGAACTACGTTTGGTAGTTTGACTAACAGTAGCGGTGAGCTTGTAATAAAGTCTGGATCAACACCAACAGCAGCATTGACATTTAGTGGCGCTAATATTACTGCAGAAGGTAACTTAACTGTAGATGGCAACTTAGATGTAACAGGCACGTTTGATCTTAGTGATTCCAACTTCACCAACGCAGGTAACATACAACTAGACAGTATCTCTGGAGATGCAGATACTAACACGAGTATCACGTTTAGTGGATCTGATGTGATTACAGTTGCGACAGGCGGCACTACATCTTTTACTGTAGATGCAAGTCAGAATATTTTAATGAACGCTGCACAAAAAGTACAGTTCAGAGATACTGCACTTACTATCCACTCCAGCGCAGACGGTCAACTAGATATCAATGCTGATACTGAGCTTGAGATAACTGCACCTACTGTTGACATTAACGCTAGTAGTGAAGTAAACATTAGTAACAACTTAACTGTTGGTGGATCTACCACACTTGGAGCTACATCTTTTGGAGATGCCAACATTACAAACGTAGGTAGTATTGCTCTTGACACTATTACTAACGATGGAACTGATATCACGTTAGACTCAGGTGGTGACATCATACTAGACGCTGCTGGCAATGAGGTATTCTTTAAATCCTCTGGCACATCAATACTTGAGTTTAAACACGATTCTGGTGACGCAGTATTTACGGTAAGCACAGCAGACAAAAACTTTACTATCAAAGGCACAGATAGTTCTAGTGCCATTACTGCTTTAGACATTGACATGGCTCTTGCAGGTAAAGCTACGTTTAACGGTGATGTAGTTGTAGGTGGCGATCTTACTATTACTGGTGATGATCTTGTAATGGGTACAAACACTGCAGGACACCTTCTCATAGCAGACGGTACAAACTTTAATCCTACTGCTGTTGGTGACTTGTCTGAGATTAGCTCTGTTGCTAATGATGATGTATTTATTGCTGTGGATACATCTGGCGGTGGTCTTAAAAAAATTACACGTAGCACTATAGTCTCAGGTCTTGCTGTATCTGGTGCAGCCATATCTAACGTAGTAGAAGATACTACACCACAGCTAGGCGGTTCTCTAGATGTTAACGGACAGGATATTGTATCTGTATCAAACGGTAATATTACTATAACGCCAAACGGTTCAGGTGTTCTTAGAATAGATGGCTCTAACGGTATTGATATGCAGTCAGGGGCTATCTCTATAAAAAACAGTGGTGCTGAATCTTACATTAGGTTTTACTGTGAGTCTAGCAACGCACACTACACACAACTACAAGCAGCCCCACACTCTGCGTACTCAGGAAACGTGACTGTAGTTTTACCTGCCAGTGCTGATACATTAGTTGGTAAAGCCACAACAGACACGCTAACAAATAAAACTTTTGGTGACAATGTAAGCTTCGGTGATAACAACATTACTAACGTTGGTGACATTGCACTAGACTCTATTAGTGCTGACGCTACAGATATTAACATAGCTGTTACTGATAACTCAGCCACTGCGTTTACAATTAAACAAGGGTCAGATAATTATTTTGTAGTTGACACAGGTAATAGTAGTGAGTCTATCGCTATTGGTACAGGTGTATCTGGTACAGCTATTACATTAGGACACAGCACCTCAGAAGTTACGGTGGCAGATAATCTTACAGTTACAGGTGACTTGACTGTATCAGGCACAACCACAACTGTAAACTCTACTACTGTAAATCTTAACGATCACAACATTGTTCTTGACAGTGGCAACAGCACATCTGCTGTAATCAACGGTGCAGGTATTACAATAGAAGGTGGTAGTGGTGATGACGCTACATTTACATACAACACCACAGGTCCAAAGTTTGAGTTGAAGCTAGGTTCTAGCCATGAGGACTTACAGGTTGACCAGCTTATAGCAGCCTCTTTAGATATTTCTGGTGATGTAGATGTAGATGGTACACTTGAAGCAGATGCAATCACAGTGAATGGAACTGCTCTTAATACAGTTATAGCAGGTGTTACTGTCACAGATGCGACAAACGCTGCACACGTACTTGTTACAGACAATGAAAACACAAACGAAGATAACTTAATTACATTTGTAGAAAATGCTACATCTAGCACAGGCAATGTAGGCTTGGAGATGGATGGAGATCTAACCTACAATCCAAGCACAGGTAACTTAACAACAACAAAAGTTACAGCTAATGGTGGTGTAGTTGTTGACAACATAACTATTGATGGCACAGAGATTGATCTTAGTTCTGGAGACTTGACAGTTGATGTAGCTGGTGATATAATATTAGACGCAGGTGGCGGTGATGTAAAGTTTGCTGCTGCAGGTACAGAGATACTTAGTGTCACTAACTCATCTAGTGATGTAATTATTAAACCTATCGTAGATGCTAAAGATATAATCTTTCAACAACGAGATGGTACAGAGGTAGCTAGGGTAGAGGACAATGGTACGTTTAACGTTGTCACGGATAAACTAGCAATAAACGGAACTGCTGTAACTGCCACAGCAGCAGAGCTAAACTTAATAGATGGTGGTACTTCTGTTGGTGGTTCTATAACACTAGCAGATGATGATGGTTTTATAGTCAATGATGGTGGAACAATGAAAACTATTCCAGCATCAGATGTAAAAACTTATGCAGCAGGTAGTGCTGCCACTAAAGGATTTGCTATTGCTATGGCAATAGTATTTGGATAAAAAGGAAAAGGTAAATGGCAACTCCAAATATAATT